CCGACCCCGCGACCCTTGCCCAGCGTCACCGTCATGATGCTTTGCTCGCGTTGGTGCGGGTTTTAGCGTTGACCAGATATTTGCGGACCATCATTTCATGGCCGATCTCCGCGTCGTCCCACGACGAATAGCGCCGCTGATCGAGGGTTTCGGCGGCTGGCCGGATCTCGCCGAAATAATCCATGGTTCGGCCCTCGTGCACGAACGCCATGCTCTCAAACAGCAGCGGCGGCCCGCCGCCGAAATGGCGATGATCCAAGCCCAAAAAGACCGTCGAGACCCACTTAGTCTCGTTGCCAGTCCACCACAGGCTCCGATGCCCTGGCTCCTCCATCCATTCGCCCCAGCGCACGAGCGAATAGCATGGGATCGGCGTGTGCCCGTCCTCGCCACCGAGGGTGTACTGGCCCAGCCATGGCAGATCGGGGTTGTCATCCATCGAGATCGCCCCAGCCGTATCGCTGACAAGGCCAGAGCCTTGGCATTCGGGGCAGACAGGCAACACAATCCCTCCGCGTTCATCAACGCCGCATGGGCCCGCAATTATCTTGCTACCACGACAGCTTGGGCAGATGCGCTCTGTCATGACGCCCTGCGCTTGTCATCGAGGAGGTTGTCAAAGAGGCCCGTCCATTGCTCCTCGGACTTCGACGACGGCCGAAGCTCGGCGCAGGTCCCATCAACCCCGCGCACTGTCTCGAACATCTGGTAGCGATGCTCGCCGGCCTTGTTGGCCGCCATCATCACCACGCATTCTTGCCGGTCCGGACGCTCGCTCGGCGGCGGCCCGTCATAGGGTCGCTTGGCTTCGTCGCCTTTGATAGTGGCCATCCACGCCTCAGTCAGGAAGGAGTATGCGGTGCAGCGCTTCTCGCGCATCACGTCGCGCATGGTTTCGATGATCAAATGCTTCTCGCGGGTGTTGCCCCATGGCGTCATGAAGATCTCGACGTCGCCCTTGCCGGTGATCAAGAGCCACAATGGCTCAAGCTCGGCCTTGGTGCCGACCATGGTGCGGCGCGCCTGATCCGCCGCCAGTTGCATCATCTCGTCCAGGGTCATAGCCAAACCTCGACGATCTGCGGCTCGTCCTCCGGCGATCGTGAGATCTTGGCCAACCCGGCACGCTCAAACCAAGCCTGCATCTGCTCCAGCGTCCCGGTCATGGTCGTTCCAGTCGGGTTGCTCTCGCCATCAGCGAACTCATGCAGCCGCGCGATAAACCCCTCGGGATAGTCGCTCGGCCGGTCGTACACCGTCCAGATCGCCAGCGCGCCGCGCTTCAAGGCGGCAGCCTGGGCGAACACGATCTTCTCGGCGAAAGCATCGCTCAGGGCGTCTCCGATCATCATGACTTCAGCCTGGGATCGATGTGGACAATGGTTTCCGCAGTCACCGCCGAGGCGACCATCTCCTGCAGGTGCGCCTCGCTCTCACCGGAAAACAGCACGATGTCGATCGGCAGTCCCATCTCTTTGCCGTCGATGTTGATGTACGTCTCTCCTGGTTCAGCCCGAAACCGATCGAGGTTGCCAAAGCTCAACCCAATGAGCAGTCGCGTGCGCCCCTCGGGCGTCGTCGTCGTCGCCTTGATCATGTGGTCCCCTTCAGCGGGCGCCGAAACCGGTCGACAACCGCCATCGCCTGCAGCAGATCCTTATCGCCCGCCATCTCCTCGATCGCCTCGTCGCTAAGCTCAGCCAACCGCTCGCCAGTCCACTCCATCAGGTGCCCGCAATAAGTGCACACCATGATCGAGCCCTGCTTGGGCATTCTGTCTTCCAGGCTCGTAACCGCGTCGAGGCCTTTGCCGCAATTGAGGCAGCGGCCTTGATCGAGGCGAGCCTGGAGAACCATCACTCGGCCGCCAGCGCGGTCGGAACAGCCTGCTGAACCTCAAACGTGATCACGATCCGCCCAATCAGCGCATCATAAGCGACCAGAATATCGTCCGTCCCGAGCGTCAGTCCTTGCTGCCGGATATGATCGCGAATCAGCGCCATCAGCGCCTTAGAGAATTGTTTGGTTTGCTCACTCATTTCCCAGCCTCTCTCCTCTCGCCTTTTCCAAAGCCTCAACTCGCTGAAATAGCCGGATGATCACCAGCCGCATCTCCGCGACATCTTTGCGGAACCGGATCAAAAACCACAGGTTGCCCCCAATCACAAGCAAGATCAGTAACTGCAGCGCTAGCGCGATCGCCTCAATCATTCAGGCGGCAAATCCGCTTCCATCTCGTCAGCGATCGTTCTCAACAATTTGGGCAAAACCATCACCACGTCCAGCGTCGCCTGGACTGAGAACCCTCCTCCTCTATCGCCGGCAAACACGATCACGACCACGCCCGCCGCGTTGGTCGACTTCTGCACCATTGTGGCTTCAGCGTCGTACTTCCCAGGCCCGATCGTCATCGCATCCCCCACCACTTGATGCTGCAGCCCTCACAGAACCGCGCCGCGTGGCCATCGTCCTTCCACAGGATCAGCGGCACGCTGTCCTCCGGCAGCGACGCTGAACAGTACGAGCACAGCACCGTCACCACGCTGTCTGGACGCCCCCAGGTCACCTTGGACCAGTCGAAGCCCTCTTTGGGCTGTAGGGTCGGTCTCTGGCTCATTGCAGCCCCAGCAGCGCGATCAGTATCTGACCGCCATAGGCGAGGACAAACAGCGCCGCAAGGACAATGAGCGGATCAAGCCTCATGCTCGATACTCGCGATTCACATTGCTGCGACCGTGCACCCAGACGTGACAACCGCGACAGAGGGTGACGCCGTTGTCAGGGTCATAGCGCAGTTCGGGGTGATGGGCCCATTCTTTGATGTGGTGCACATGCAGCCCGCGTGGCCCAGGCTTACCGCATCGCTTGCATTGGAAGCCATCGCGTTGACGGACCGCCTCTACGAACGCCTGCGCCTCTGGCGAAGTGCGTTCAAGCCTGTGGCCAAGCGCACGCGGGAACCTGCGTCGTCGTGCAGGAGCGAGAGGGGCTGGCTGGATCAGCTTGGGACGTTCACGCGTCCGAGGATCGAAAAGCTCAAGCGCTTGTGCTGTGTTGGGATGAAGACTTGGCAGGCCTGGAAGCCTTTCCAAAGGTTGTCCTGGGAGGATCAGGCCAAGCGGCTCGTAGTTGCCGCTTTGCCAAACGAACAGGATGTTGTTGCGGACCCACACAGTCAAGCGCACGCCGCGCCAAACAAGGCTGACTGGGCCTTTGCGAGCTTGAACAATGAGTGGGGCTTCCATGTCGCGTAAACTGCATCATGCGCGTGAGCGCGTCAACACGCGTGTTGCATGTTCGGCGTCGACTAGAGCCAATACCTGTCAAGCGATCACAGAGCGAGGACGCTCAATTGCGGGGTCAACGCTGGGAGTAAACGTGGGTCACCTAGCCGGGTCAAACGGGGGTCAAAAAAAGTGATTTGGCAAACCCCAAGAAATCGGCATTTTACCGCGATCCCCCTCGCGCGTACGCAGACGCTACATTCTACAAACCAGTACGCTCCCAGCCATGGGTCTAGCGGCCCGCCAAGGGCCCGCACAGACAACTACGATCATCTAGCTCAGCACTTCATCCGCGCGCGCGCTTACGCGCCCGCCCGCGCAGTAAGCCCGACAAATGCCATTGTCCGCGCCTATTCAGGCCATTAAGCGCCCAATGTGCCGAGGGCTGCGCGCCGACCCTAAAGGGCGCTCGCTTGACGCTCGCTGTCGGCGCTTCGCCCTCCGTTCTCCGCTGGAAGAAAGATCAGGCAGTGGATCGTACGAGTGTATTCCGAGAATTGGGGTCGCGCGGTCGGCTCGCGGCGACGGATTTGATCGTCATGATTTGCTCGTCACGGCGTGCGGCATGGGGGACGAATTGGGGGACTAGCGGGCAGTCGTACGATGCAAGTACTGCGACATCAGCAGCTTAGCTGTACAGTTGGGTGCCTGTGTGTGGCACAGCACTGTACAAAAGCCGCTGACAGCTATTCAGGGGCTGGCGTACGCCACAGGCTACGCAGTATGCACCCTCCCAATAGGTATAGGCCAGGAGGGAGAAGAGAGGGGGGGGGGCCGGTTCCCTGGCTCTTTGACTTTGACTCGGCCTCTCGGGAAGATGTGACTGGCCTTCGCATGAACAGCAGGAGGTATATGTGAAACCTTCGAGAGGACCGAGGTTGAACGATGGGTATACGCGGGCTGCGGGCTGGGAGCGTTTGGAGTTAGGGTACAAGAGAGCGCGGCCTAGGGCTAAGGCAGCGCCGCCGACGCATGCAGAGTTAGTATCTGTATTGGCTCCGAGGCAGGGGGTTAAGAGGGACCCTAGTCCGGAGGCGAGGGCGATAGTATCGCGTCTTGCTGGTTTTGGGTTGTCAGTGACGCAGATATCGCGGCTGACTGGGTATCGTCCGAGTACGTTGTATCGGAGTTTTAGGCATGAGTTGAGTGTGGCGAGTTTGCAGGCGGATGTAGCGGTGTTGGAGAGTGCGTACTGGCAGGCTGTTGGTGGGCCGGAGAAGGACTGGCGGCGTGCTGAGCCGAGTATGACGCGGTTGTGGTTAGGGCAGCGTTTGGGATGGAAGCCGCCGAGTGTTTACGGGCCGAGCAAGAGCGTGCAAATAGACCTCGACAGGTTATCGGATGATGAATTGAATGAACTTGATCGAATCCTTGAGCGGGCGAGCGACGCGGGCCGAGGTGAAGGAGGCGCTTAGGCGTCGAGAGAGTGATCGTTCTGCGAGGAATTTGGATCGGTCGGTGCCGGCGGTTCGGGCGCGGTGCAACCAGTCTTTGAGCGCGTTTGTTCGGGAGGCTTGGCATGTTTTGGAGCCGATGACGCCGTATGTAGCGAGTTGGCACATTGAGGCGGTATGCGATCATTTGGAGGCGGTGACGGAGGGGAGGTTGACGCGGTTGCTGATCAACATCCCGCCTGGGTCGATGAAGAGTTTGCTGGTGAGTTGTTTTTGGCCTGCGTGGGAGTGGGGACCGCGTGGGATGAGTGGGTTGCGGTATTTGACGACGTCGTTTGCCGAGGTTGCGGTTGGGCGCGACTGTCGTCGGATGCGGGATCTGATTTTGAGTGACTGGTATGGGAAGTTGTGGCCGGATGTTGAGATGAAGCGGGTAGGGGAGTTTAGTTTTGAGAACTCGATGACGGGGAGTAGGGACGGGGTAGCGTTTGGGAGCCTGACGTCGAAGCGGGCGGATCGGCTGATTATTGACGATCCTCACTCGGTCATTAAGGCGGAGAGCAAGGGGGAGCGTTTGATAGCGGTTCGGAAGTTTCGGGAGGGAGCGATCAACCGTCTGAACGACCAGCAGCGTTCGGCGATCGTGGTGGTGATGCAGCGGCTTCACAGCGGGGACATCTCTGGGGAGATTTTAGAGACGGGGATGGGTTACACGGCGTTGATCTTGCCGATGGAGTACGAGAGCGGTCGGCACTGTGTGACGGAGTTGGGGTTCAGCGATCCTCGGAGCGAGGAGGGGGAGTTGCTGTGTGAGCGGCGGTGGTCGCGGGAGATCGTTGAGGATTTGAAGCGGGACATGGGTCCTGTTGGTTATGCGAGTCAGTATCAGCAGCGACCGGTTCCGAGGGGCGGTGGGATCTTGCCGTACAACGGGTGGGAGTTGTGGTCGAAGTCGGTGGCGATGATTTATGGCCGGAGCGAGAACCAGTTTCCTGACATTGAGTTCACGCTGGGGGTTTTGGACACGGCGTTCTCAGAGAAGCAGGAGAACGACTATTCAGCGTTTGTGGTGCTGGGGACGTGGTTCAACCTCTATGGTCAGCCGCAGGTGATTGTGATGCATGTCTGGCGCAAGCGGCTGAAGTTTCATGATCTAGTTGGGGAGGTGATCAAGAGCGCGGAGAAGATGCACTGCGATCGGGTTTTGATTGAGAACAAGGCGAGTGGGATCAGCGTGTATCAGGAGATTGTGCGGTTGACGCGGGACGAGGGTTTTGCGGTGCAGATGGTTGATCCGAAGAACGAGGACAAAGAGGCGCGGGCGAACAGCGTCAGTCATTTTCTTGGCGAGGAGCGGGACGACGGGACGCGGCGGCCAGGGCTGGTGTGGGCGCCTGCGGTGACGCAGGAGGATGGATCGGTTTGGCCACGGACGTGGGCTGAGATGCTGATGGGGGAGGCGGCGGACTTTCCTAAAGGAAGGAACGACGACATGGTGGATGCGTTTGTGCATGGGCTGCGGTATTTGCGGCAGCGTGGATTGGTGAAGCGTTCGCGCGAGGTTGAGGTTGAGGAGACGGCGGCGTTGTATGACACTGGGATGGCTCCTCCGCCTTTGTATCCGGTCTGAGGCTTAGTCATGTCGCCACTGCTGTTGCTCCTGATCGTGATCCTTCTGGTTGGCGGGCTTGGCGGCGGCTATTGGGGGCAACGCCAGTATGGGCCGCAGGGCGGGATCGGCATCCTCGGGGTGGTGGTGCTGGTGATTGTGTTGATCTGGTTGCTCAACGGACGGATTGGTTGACATGAGGAAAGTCTGGCTCGTGTTCTGCGATCCCTGCGAAGTGATCCCCGAGGGCGATCTGATGGTGCACGGGAGTGGCCTCGATTGTCTGTGCGAGCCGCGCCTGGATGGCGACGTGATCGTCCACCATGCTTTTGATCAGCGCGAGGACGTTGAGCGAGGCGGGTTGCGCCCCGTCGCGGGTTATGCAACCTTTCGAAACTTCGGCGCGCGCAGCACCGGCTAAACTTCGGTTGGCCTTTGAACCGCGCTGATCCGCTGGTTTTGCGAGGGCTGCGCGCGGGCCTTCGCCGGGTTGGCGGGTGCGTGGCGACGTGAGCGGGACTGTAGCTCTGCCGCGCTCAAATTCGAGATGGCGGACTTCTGACGGCGGACCGGCAGCAAGCGAGCCATGGGAGGGGTGAACCCGGTCCGCCCAGGCGAACCTCTCCCGCCATTTTCGGTAATCGAGTTGACCCAGAACGGCGATATCGGGAATCTGGTTGACTCAGATTGGTTTCGAGGAATTTGAGTGGTGCCGGAGTTCAGTTGGCGAGAGCTACAGAGATGCGCTGCGCGCGAGGTCGCGCTGCGCAACCTCGCGCGCCGCATGACGCCGGAGCGCGAGCTTGAGATCGCCAAGATGGAGGCAATCGCTGCTCACTTCAAAGACCTCGCTGACGACCAGGAGGCGGCTGGCCACATCGGGGATGGGCAGGCCTTCTTCGAACTCAAAAACGGCGGCGGGTTCTATGTCCCGCTCTATGAAACGCAAAGGTGAATGATGGCGATGCAATTGGAGAAGGCCGCGCGGCGGCATGAGCCCCTGAGCCTGGAGCAGGCGCAAAACGTCCTGATGCGGGCGGCGCGCAATGTCGGCCGGGTCTACAGCGTCGGCTTGAGCGTCGGTCGGCAGGCGGACGGGCTGATCTTCGTCGACGACCTCGGCGACCCGGTGACCGATGACTTTGACCCGGCGGGGCCGCTGATGATTCCGGTCGCCACCGCCGACGAGATCGCCGACGGCTCGTTCGTGAAGCTGTTCGCGGCGCGCTCGCTGTATGCGTCGCTGGTGCTGAAGTTTTTAGAAATTCTGGAGAGCGAGGCCGACGCGGCGGCGCCGTGATGGATGACGATCAGCGCTCGCATCCGCTTGGCATGAGCCTGTCGCTGACCGGCTGGAGCGTCGATCCAGAGCTTCTTGATGACATCGCGATCGAGATCTTTCACTCGGAGCAGTTTGGTGACGAGTTCCGGGTTAAGCTGACCTTCAAAAGCGGGCGGGTGGCGCAGATCGAGGCGACGGTCGCGGAGGGGTGCTCGCACGATCTCTATGACGCCATCCAGCGGGAGATGACGCTAAAGCCATGAGGCGCAGAAAGCATGAACGAGGACACCGTTGAGATCATCACTGAACTTGCTGCAGAGGACCGCGCTGCCAATTGGGTGGGTGGCGAGGCCAAGGCTTTCATTCACGTCGCCGGTTACACGTTCAAGCTCGGCCTGAAGCGAGTTGAGTGGCTGTTGGAGGAGGACCGCTGGCGGAGGTGCGGTTTTGCGACCAGCGAAGAGTTCGCGGAGGCGATTGAGTTCGACAAGGCGTTGAAGCCAGCCGCCGAGGCGCGCAAGGCGATAGCGGAGAAGCTGTTTGCCATCGGCGTCAGCAAGCGCAAGATCGCCAAGACGCTGAACGTCAGCCATACGCAGATCAATGACGATCTCAGTGGAAGAAAGTTTCCACCCGACGAAGAAAACGCGAGTCAAAACAAGGGGCCAGAAAACGCCACTGGAAACTTTCTTCCACCCGGCCTTCTGGGCGGTGGGCGCGCCGCCGATCTGATCAGCAAGAAGGCTAAGACCTACGAGGAGCGGCGTGGCGAGCGGGATGAGCGCGAGCGGGCGCTGGGCGACAAGATATTGGCGTTGCCTGACAAGAGGTATGGCGTGATTTACGCCGATCCCGAATGGCGGTTTGAGTTTTGGTCGCAGGACGGCGCGGCTTGGAGCAGCCCCGACAACCATTATCAGACGTCGCCGCTCGATGTGATCAAGGCTAGGCCGGTGGAGGAGATCGCCGCCGACGATTGCGCGCTCTTCCTATGGTCGACTGTGCCTATGCAGCCGCAAGCCTACGAAGTGATGGCGGCGTGGGGCTTCGCCTACAAAAGTCAGTTCGTATGGATCAAGGACAAACCGGGCAATGGCTACTGGAACCGCAACCAGCACGAAATTTTACTGCTCGGCACACGCGGGGAAGTGCCTGCGCCGATACAGGGACCAAAATCATCGAGCGTGATCTTTGCTCCAGTCGGTGGCCACAGTGAAAAGCCAGAAAGTTTCTATGGCCTGATCGAGGAGATATTCCCGACTCTTCCCAAGATCGAGCTAAACGCGCGCAAGCGTCGCGACGGCTGGGATGCATGGGGCCTTGAAGCTCCTGCGGAGGCTGCGGAGTAAGGGGGGGGTGGATGGACGAGCTTTTCGAGCACGGCATCCACACCGAAAAAAGTGACATCCGCGCGCACGTTTCCGCGTCCGACAAAACGGTCTATGTGTTTAGAACGGTCGAAGGCCTTCGCGCCATCGAGCGCTATAAGCCGCCGCTAGCGCCCGCTAAGCAAGATGGCGTTGTGGGCAAGACGGCTGTGGGTTGGCTTGTCCAACCGGACTGGATCGAGGATCTGCGCCGCCTGCGGTTCCAGTCTTGGAAACAGTGGAGCGCATTACACCCTCGCTTGAGCACCTCGGCTAAAGGCCGCTTGGCTGTCGCATGCGTGGTCGAGATCATGAGGATGGGGCGGTTCCCGCTGTGGATCGACGCTTCCGAAAGCGACCGTGAAAACGTCCAGATCGAAGGGACCGACATCATCGTGTTCGCGCGCAAAAAGATTCAGGTCAAATGCGACATGAGCGCTGGTATTACTGGGAACCTGTATCTGCAAAAAGCTGAGCGAAACCCGCTTAAGCGTTTCTGACCTGGGAGGTTGTCTTGCCCGCGATCTGGGAGAAGGCAGTAAAGGCGATTCGGAAGTCGAGTCCTGACGTCAATCCCTATGCGGTGGCGACATCGACTTTGCAAAAGGCGGGTGAGTTGAAGCCCGGAACGCGCGAGGCGACCAAGCTCGGCGTCAAGCGCGGCAAGATGAGCCGCAAGCAGCGTCACGCGCAGCCGCTGGCGACCGGTGGCGCGGTTCGGCCGTCGCTAGGGAGGGCTGGGCGGCATGGATGAGGTTCGTGAGGTTCTGAAGAGTATCGACGCTCGTCTCAAAAGGATCGAAGAGCGGCTCCCACGAGACAGGTCAAAGCAGGGGCGGCATATCGATCCAAAATTCCGTCACATC